CGCTGTTCGCCTTGACCTGCTCTGTCTGAAGGCGAGTGTTTGCAATAGCCTGATCCGAACCTGCCTTGATCTGCGCGGCCTGTACGTGCGGATCTTGCGGCTGATGCGCTTTCGCAGCCATCGCCTGTTTGTACTCGTCCGAATCCGGGTCCATCGCGTACTGCGTCGGGTTTTCTTCGCCGAGCAGATGCGCCATCTTCCTGAACGTCTCGTAAGCCTGCTTCGGGCCGACCAGACCGAACGCGGCCAGTTCCTTTTGCGCCTGGCCCAACATCATCACGTTCGCGCGCGCTTCCTCGCGATTGCCCGAGCCGAGACCCACGTTCACGCTGACCTGTGTCCGTTCGCGCCAGTCGCCCGGGTTCACGTCTACCCAACGATTCGTCAGCCGCAGCGTCATCGGCTTGTCCTGATGGCGCATGAGCAGCTTGTGAATCTTCGTGAAGACCTCTTTCACGCCCTCGGCAAGCAGCCGCGCCACGAGTTCGACCTTCATCGCAGCCGCGGACATCGCAGCCAACTGGCCGCCCTTCGTCACGTCCTGCAAGGCATCCGCATCGACGCCCATCGTGTCCTTGCCGATGCCGGTGCGCATTTCGCGCTGCAAGTCGCAGTATTCGAGCGCCGGCAGGATCTGCTGCATGAGGTTCGATGGCTGCTGGAAAGGCACGATGTTGTCTGCAACCGGACCATCCACGCGGATAATCCCGCCCGGCCGCGAGGTAAGCAGATCCTGCACGTTCACATTGCGCCAGTTCACCGCAGTGCGCTGGTTATTGCTGATGTAGATGTTGTCCAGCGCCTGGCGGAACAGCGTCGTCTTGATGACCTGAAGGTCGTACAGCAGATCGTAGTAGCTGATGCCAACGTGGCGATGCGGCATGCGCACCGGCGAGCAGTACGAGTAGCTAACTTCCTCGACCTCGTCGTTATCGAGAACCTTGTCGCCGCCCACCATTACGCGCCGCAACTCAGCGATCCCGTCGCCGTCGTAGTCCACGCGGATAAACACCGTGCGCAGCGTCACAAGCTGACTCGCCGGGTCTGTCGGTTCTTCCTCGCTTAACTGGTCCGTGACCTCGTTGCGCGCCAGTTCGATCAGGTCAAGCCACGACGGCTGAGCCTTGGTGATCGAATCGACCATATCGGCCGGGAATCCCATTTCGCGCAGTTCGGAGCGCGGCACCTTGCGTTCGTGCTCGGAGAATGGCGAGTGGTCCAGACCATGCCGCGCCTGCGGAGAAATACGCATTTCTTCGGGCGGCACGCATTCGACGCAGATGCGGCCGACGTTGCGCGTGCGGCGAAGCTTGATGTCGAACGCCGGCTGCGGCTGCGGTCCTTGCGGGCCAACGATGAGGATGGTTTTTTCTTCCTGCTCCAGAATCTCGATCTCATCCTCGGTCTGGAGCAGTTCCGTGACCTCGATTTCCGTCAGTCCCGTGTAACTCTCGACCGACGACTTGCGCTCCTTCAGCCAGTACGTGTTGATGTACCCGTTGCGCAGCAGCAGCGCGTCCTTGAAGAAGTCGTGCAGGATGAAGAAGCCCGGATTCTGCTTCATGAACACATGGTTCACGACTTCCGTCTCGATCTCGGCCTGCGCGTCATCGCCCTCTGACTCGGGATCAAACTGAACCGGCTTGCCGTTGCCGACAAACATGCGCATGAGCGTCGGCATAATCCATTCGACCGTATCGCGCAGCTCGGGCAGCACGATCTGCGACCTGTCCTCGACCTCGTTACCGATCGGGCGCGCGAAATAGGCGTTCAGCGCGTTGTAGCGATCGATTTCGAGCGTCGTCATCTGCTGGCCGGCCGGCTTGATGCTGCCGCCGACAGACGGGCCGGTCGAGACGTTCGAGCCCAAGGAGCTCTTTTCGTAGCTCCCAATTAGAGCAAGCAGTTCCTCATCCGTCATGCGTGACATACGCGCTCCTTGCGGACAGGAAGGCGACGATTAGCCGCCTGCTCCTTGGCAGTCGCCCAGCGACAGTTCGATGGTTCGTAATTTCCGTCAACGTTGATGCGATCGAGCGTCTTTCCTGTTGGGCGCTCGCCCATGTCGGCAAGGAGGCATTCAAAGCTCGACCAGCGGTCGCAAACCTTGACGCCGCGGCCTGCGTAGTAAATGCGCTCAGGGTCATTACACCGAGCGTGCATCGAAACCCATGATTGATATGTACGGCTGGGAGCGGTTGAGTCGCAATTCGAACCGGCTTGCCCATGTTTCAAGAGCCGCTTTCTCCCTTCCACCTTCATCAACTCCGATTTCAGGCAGCCACATGAGCTAACACTTCCACCGCGCAATTCACCAGCCGGGATCGCGCGCTTGGGAGCGCCACCGCAATCACAAACGCATAGCCAGAATGCGCACGTGCGCCCATGGGACTTCGGGCCTAGCCCAACGACTGTCAGACGTCCGAAGCGCTGGCCCGTGAGGTCTTTGATGCGGCTATTAGCCATTGCTGTCCTTGGGTTTCGGGCCGGGCTTGCCGCGCTGTTCCAGAGCGGTCAAGCGGCGCACAATGTCCAGCTTGTCGAGCGGCAAAGGATCACCAGAACGCAGAATCGAAAGCTTCTCGATCTGACGCTTCAGTTCCCCCACTTGATTCTCAAGTTCCGCGACTTTCGCTTCCAAAGCGATGCTCATCAGAAATTTCCTTGCTTGTGGCTCGGCAGCGCGCGGAATAATCCGCTCAAATCACGCCCAGCTTCGGGTAAACGAGCGGCTTCATTTCGACTGGCTCGGACCAGATCACCATGCCAAGTCCGAACGCATCGCTTCCGTGGCTCGACCAGTCATGCTCAGGGCCAAGCCCGATGCCGCGTTCCTGGTCGCGCTTTTCGTGATACCAGCCGAGCGCTGCACGCCCCGCTTCGGTCGTCATTTCGTTGAACCTGACCTGCGGGAACAGCACGCGAGCCCGCTCAATACGCGCCATCGCAGCGCCTTTGCCCTGATTCGGGACGACTGTCACCGAATAGCCGGCCTTCTTCAGCGCCGACTCATACGACACGTCATAAACCTTGTCCTGCGTCGATCCATCGTGCGGCAGCCAGAACTGCGCTCTATCGGGCGTGTAGCCTTGAGCACGGCACCAGGCAATGTGCGCATCAACAGGCTGACCAACGGCTTCGTAGTAGTTCACAACGCGTATCTCGCGCCCAATGAACTGCATGGCCCAGATCGAGAACGCATCAGCACGCGCGCCAGTTCCGCCGATGTCGCATATCAGGCGGATCGTCATCAGCGGATCGGCAGGGAAGAAGCCGATGCGGCCTTCCTCTTTCGCCTTCTGCAAATGCTTGGCGAAGTACGCGCCCTCAAGCGCCGTCACGTAGCCGCCTTCCCAGATGTGGTCGCATTGCTCCGGCCTGTTCTCCAGGTCGCGCTCGCGCTCACGTCGCAACTTGGCAGGGAACTTCAGGTTGTCGCGCCAGTTAAGTTCGACAACCTTGATAAGCGGATCTTTGACATGCCGGAATCGCGCTTCTACCGGCGCCGTCTTTCTCGCCGGGTTCCACGTGACCCACAGTTCCGCATTCCATGCTTCCTTGCCGTCGCCGCCTTCCTCGCGCAGCGTCGGCATGACGATCGCCCATGCGGCGTCAGTGACTGGCTCGGCTTCGTCTACCCACAGCACAAGAATCCGGGCCTTCGACTTGATCGACTGGATGGATTTGTCCAGCCCAACGAAGGCAAACGAGATCCGACCATCGCGCGACCGGATATAGGTTTCGCCAACCTCGTAGTAAGCCGAAAGCTGCGGCTCTGCCTCAATCGCCCGCTTGCATTCGTCCATTGACGAGTCGGCCAGCGAGTTCATGTACTGGCGCCCGCATACCAGCATTCCGCTTATGCCGGCCTGCCCGTACCGCATGCCCACCGCGGCAAGCATCGTGGCGAACGTGCGCGTCTTGGCGCTACCCCGACCACCATATGCCCCTCGCACATCCGCTGGCCCCTGGAACACAGGGATCAGCTTGTCGGGCATTTCAATGCGCAGCTTCATTGCTCTGCTTTGAACGGCGCCAGCACGAATTCAGTAACTGTCTGGATCGGGCCGCCACCGGGACCGCTCAGCGGCTGCGTCGGTTTGCCGTGCCCGCGTTCAATGATTGCCTGTGCGGCTGCGAGGCGATTCCGCTCGTTCTCGCCTTTCATCATGATCGACTCGATGACAGCCAAGGCTGCCGGCGTCCGGTCCTTGCACGCGGCGATCAGATCGAGTTCTTCTACCGTGCGCTTGGGACGACCGCCCGGGTTTCCTGATACGCCCTTCTTGAACGCAGTTTTCGGTGCCGCTCGCTTCGGCTTATCTGTTTCCGATCTGTTTTGAGACATGCGTCAGCAACGCCCTTGCGGGTAGTTGCCCTCAGTGAATGCGCCGTACCCAGCGCCAAAGCGTCGCCGCTCCCATGATTACCGCTGCGAATGCTGCAGCAAGTACAAATCCGATCAGCCAGCCCAGTCCGATGCCGATCAGTTCGGCAGCGACGCGAGACTTGTTCACGAGCCCATCTTTTCCCAGGCATCATGCGAGCCCGGATGCTTCGAATCGTTGTGCGTCGCTGTGCGTTGGCCGCGCTCGGGCATCTTCTTCTTGCCCATCGGAGGCGGCGGAGCCTTCGGCACCGGTTTCGTCTTGCTCGTGAACTTGGCCATGTCAGGCTCCAGAAATGTATGATCGACCCACCTGTGGCGCATAACAGAAGTGCGCCCAGTCGGTGAAAGCCTGCGACGGCGTAAATCCCCAACCACAGCCTCGCACGCCACGCATTGCACACGCCCAGTTACCCCTTAGCATGCGAATGTGAGGTATACGCTGACCGCGGATCATTTCTTCTTCCGCAGGTAGGTCAGATAGTCAGCGCCTTGCTCAGCGTCCCAGAAGATTTTGACCAGATCGGGATGCGTCGCCGGCAGCTTCGGGTTAATCACTGTCACCGCACATGGCGAGATATGCTGGTCCTTGAATCCTCTCTCGCGCGCGTACCGGTCGAATATCTTGTAGCTCGCGATCTGCACCGCGTGCATCGTGATTCCGCTGTCAGGATCCTTCAGCACGCCATAGCCTGAAACGTGCTTATGCCCACAGATAGCGACGTGGTCACGAATCCCCATGTGCAGAGCCTTGGTCGGCCCATGCGCGGGGTTGTACATCGAATGCCCCGCAAAGTCGTGCCGTGCGTTGATGCGCACAACTGCCTTGTTGGGGAAGTTCAGCGCCAGACGAACCTCGCTGTCCTGATACAGAGCCCCAGCCTGCTGCGTAATCCAGCGGATCGGATCGCCGCTACCCGACCAGGCGTCGTGATTGCCGCCAATCAGATATAGCCATGGAACGCCATTCAAGAACCATTCTGCGAGCTGCCACGCCTCTGCGGCGCTCGTGCTCTGGTCTGCGTACAGCCTTGCGAGGCGGCCGACCCAGTTATTCGTCGTGTCCCCGATGTTGGCGCCATATAGGCCCTCCACCTTGCGGCAGAGTTCCATGTGCCGCTCAACCAGGCTCAGATCGGTGCCGTCGTCGTCCACGTGCGGATCGCCGAAGTGCAGAATGCCGATTGGCCCGTCGATCTTGATCTTGACCTGAATCAGCCCGCGCGTTTCTTCGTGCTTCTTCTTCTGGCTGTATTGCTGCTTGCGGCGCTCGATCAGTTGCTCGATCGGCACATGCACCGGCTCGGGGTGCTTGATTTCGAATTCCTGCGTCTTGATATGCCCCACATATCGCCCAGCCTCGGCTGCCTTGAGACGGTCGGTATATGTGCTAGGAGCCATCCCCAGCGCCACCGCCGCGGCAGCTTTCGTGCCGTGAATCTTGTACGCAGTCAGAACCTCATGCGCCTGCTCTGCGGTGATGGGGTGTGCTGGCATGTCGGACTCAGGAATTTAGTTTGGCTGCCCACTCCCCGCACCATCCGTCTCGTGCGGTGACTGGTAAATGGCTATCAACGCCACCTTCAGCTATGTCAAACAGCGGAACAGGCGGATAGCGGCGGCAGAATTCAACCTCGTTCGTTGCCTTGAAGTACCGGCATGTCTCGCAACGCTGTACAGGCTCGTCCAGAACCTTCTTGCGGCTCACCATTCCGATCCCCCAAAACAAAATGCCCGCGCAGCTTTCGCTTGGCGGGCTTCTGGAGGCAGTAATTCAGCCTCTATGAAATAGTACCTTTAAGCGGTTATTTCGGAAACCGTAGAATCGGAAACCATAATGGTTTCTCCATACACCATGCGCCGATATGACCGGTGCGTGTCTTCCCGTACCTTACGCAGTGCCTTGTAAAACGCCTGCGTCGTGAAGCCCATTTCCGAGGCGATCAACTTTACCGGCCGCACACCGTGCAGGTAGTACAGGTAGAACGCCATCTTCCCTTTCCCCTCTGGCTGCGACAGCAGAGCCAGATTGAAGTAGGAAAGATCGGCGCTCAGGATCGCGTCAGGGGCTTCGCGGACCGGTTGCGGGCGCATGCGAGCCAGGATGTTCTGCGGGATCGGCGGCGCAAACAGCCGGCGCGAGCGATGCCACTGTGCCCACTGCGAGCAGAAGTCATCGAGTCGCTGATTGTCGTCGTTGGTTTCCATGTCATCCCCGTTTAAGAACTGGCGGTGTCCATCTGAAAGTAGCCGCGCGCTTTGCTTGAACTTCGTCCCATAGCGCCTCTATGGCGTTAGCGTCGAGTTTCTTCTTGCCGCCGCGTGTTCCTGCTTTGGATTGTTCGGCTGGAGTGGGAATGCGGGCTGAGCCTTTCATTTCAGGACCGCCGGGAATAGTTCGTCGCCCCTATATTCGAGAATCAGATTGCTCACCTCATACGATCCCAGAGCATTGCCAGCCGGCTTAAGGTTTTCCTTCGACCATGCGCTCAATGCATATGCCTCAAGCGGCGTCTCCGGAACAATTGACAAAATCCCCTTGGCGCTCATTTCTGCTTTCATCACTTGCTCTCCTTAGTCACGCCTCGCCAGTAGTCCATCACAGCCCCTTCCCGCAGAGATAGGCCCACTTGGCCCAAGCCATCGCGAGAGGATCGCCAGCGCGATTGATAGCCTTCTCCAGCGTCAGATCAGGCTCAATGCTGCGATCCATGTTTCGAACCGTCAGCCCGCTGTACGCACAGAAATGCCCAAAATCCGCCTCAAACTTCTCCCACTGCTCGTGCGTCAGGCGAGCGCGGGCGATGGCGAGGGATTCGGTGGGGTCGCCGTAGCACATGGTCAGGCAGCCTTGCGGTACTGTGCTTCGTATTGACTCTTGCTCATCTGACGCATGACCGATGCGCTGCGAAGATTCGGGCTGTAATCGCTCATGCGTCCATGGAACGGCTGCATGTAGCAACGCGCGGCCCTATCGCGCTCCTTCGCGCCCTGGTGCGGCATGTACTTGCTGACACGCTTCGGGCGACTGCTCGGCGCTATACGGTGGCGCTTAGCGCTCACAGGTCTAGCCCTCTCAAGCGATACAACGTCGTGAAAACTATTCGACATTGAGTTCATCAGTCCAATTGCAGCGCTGAGAATTGCGATTCGCTTCATGTGTTCTTCTCCAAAATGTGGTTGGGCTTATTTGTATTCGCCGCCAGCCGCGTCACGCACAGCACCGCCTCTTCTGGCGTCTCGACGGTGTAGATTGGGCCTGTCCATGCTGCGTGAAACTCGGCTTGTGCGGGGGTGAGCTTCCTGTCCGACTTCGGCTTGGACGGGTCTTTCACTTCGATCAGACACGTGCGGCCGCGGTAGTCCACGATCAGATCAGGTACACCCTGGCCGATCGTGTGGGTGCAGACGACAGAGCAGCCGATCTCGCGCAGGGCTTTAACGATGGCAGGCTGGTTGCCGTCAGCGCGCCGGGCGTATTTCACCAGATCACCCCGTCAGCGTGCAGCATCACCAGAGAGCGGATATGCGCTCCGTGCCATGCCTTCTCGACATCGCCGTATGTCACACCAGCAGGCACCTTTCGCTGCCCGTCATAAATCGCATCGCAATGCGTGCAGGCATATGCGCCGCAAAGGTCGTCAGCCTTCAGCGACATGCCCTTCCCACCTGCCTCGCCGCGGTAGTGACTCCAGATGGTCGATTCCGTGCCTCCGCAGCAGCCCGGCAACTTCATCAGGCATTCTTTCCCGCGCGCAGACTCACGGATCTTCTTGTTGCGATAGGTGACGTTCTTCGGGAAGCCAACGACGCGCGCAGTCATGCTGCAGCTCCGAAAAATGCTTCGACCAGCGGGTCGCGGAACGCCTTGAACGGCTTGGCTGCATGCTCAGCAAGCTTCGCCTCGCGCTCGGCCCGCTCTGCCGCGAAATCACTTACAGCGTTCTCGC